ATTCATTTTCAAACAATGATCCAATCTTATTTATTGTTACTACTTCACCATCTGGTACTTCTGGAACATCTGGATCATCTGGAACTAGTGGTTCATCAGGAATCGATGGTACTTCAGGATCAAGTGGAACTAGTGGATCAAGCGGTTCATCTGGAGTAAGTGGTTCATCAGGTACTTCAGGATCAAGTGGAACTAGTGGATCAAGCGGTTCATCTGGAGTAAGTGGTTCATCAGGTACTTCTGGATCATCTGGAACAAGTGGAGCAACTGGTTCATCCGGTACTTCTGGATCTTCTGGTACTTCTGGACTTAATGGATCTTCTGGTACTTCCGGTTCATCAGGTACTTCTGGATCTTCTGGTACTTCTGCATCAATTGCAGGTTCTACTAATAATGGAGTAGCTACTTTTGATGGATCAGGTGGATTAAATATCGAATCAAATCTTACTTTTGATGCAACTACTAGAAAGCTTTTATTAAATGCTGGAACTAGTGGAACTTCCTTCGTTGGTCAGCTTGATATTACAATGGATGCTGGAGCAACAGGTTCTAATTGGCAAGCTATTAACTTAAATGCTAGAGGTGTCGATGATGCATCTATTATATTCCAATTTGATGCAATTGTTGATCCAGATTCTCCTCAAATTGTTGTTAAGAAAATAGACCCTGCTAGAGCTGATATGTTTTTGTATACAACTGCATCAGATATTAGAGTAGAAGCAATAGTTCTTAGTGGTAACAGTATTCTTGGTTGTGCAAATGGTTCAATCAATCACGCAACTGGATTTAACATTGTTCTAGGAGGTGAAAATAATGACATTACTTCAGCCAGTGGAGATGGTAGAAATACTATTATTGGAGGTTATGGAGGAAACGTTATTTCTGCTGCAGGTGCTCAAGGTGGTGATGGAATCTTTAACTCATTTGAATCTACCATCAGTGGAGCAACTTATGGTAGAACAATTGTTGGTACTAGACAATCTTCAATGTCAGCTGGTTTCTTCTCAGGAATGTATTCTGTAAATGAATCCAGCATGACTGCCGGTTTTGCTTCAGCTATGTTAGCAGGTTCTGGTAACACTATTTCAGATGGACAATATAATGCCATTATTGCAGGACAAAGCCATACTAACAGATCAACTAAAAGTGTTATCTTAGGTGGTAATGCACATACAATTCCAAACACAATAGAAGCTTCAGTTATCTTAGGTGGTGATTCAATAACTGCCAGTGAAAGTAATACTGCATACGCTCAAAACCTAAATGTAAAAGGACAAGCTTGGTCAGACCTTTTTAATGGTGGAAATGCTACTGGAACTATAACTATCGACTTCAATGATGCAAATGCTCAATCTTTTGCTTTAACTGGTAGTACTACTTTTACTTTTGCAAATGGTAAGAATGGAGCAACTTACATTATCACTGTTACACAAAGTGCAGGTGGAGGTAACACCGTAACATGGCCAGCTTCAGTTAAATGGCCTGGCGGAATAACACCTGTACAAACTCCAACTGCTAGTAGGGTTGATGTTTATACATTTGTTCAAGTTGGAGCAAGTGTTGTACTTGGATCATATTCACAAAATTACACAATTTAATGATAACATACCCATTTGGATTTATAGGAGGTAGCAAATTTGGAACTACCCCAGAAGCTCAAGCTTACCTTTCTGCTGTATTAGAAGCAGGAGGTACGCTTGATTGGGATCAGATTGATGCTGTAAATGATTTTTTTGTTTCTTCTCTAGCAACTGGATTGTATAATACCATTTATGCAATGTATCCGATAATAGGAGGTACTGCAGCATCTCATGCAATAAATGCAAAAAATCCTGGAACTTTACCAATGACTTTTACTGATTCATGGACTCATAATGCATTAGGAGCAAGAGGAGCTGGCGGATACGCAGAATTTCCTTTTTCGTCAGAAGATATTGACATTAATAATAACGGAAATTTAGCAATTGGTTTGTACGTAAATGCTCAGGCAAACGGCGTTGATGTCGGTTACGATCTCTGTGCAAGTGACAGTAACAATGCCCAACAAAATTTTATAATTACAGAATTCGATGGAGGAAATATTGCATACGTTACTCTCAGTGGAGGTTACTCTAACACTATTTCACAAGGTGGAAATCCTATCGGAATGTGGTACGCTACAAGAAATAGTGCAAATAGTGGAACTGTTCTTTATAGAAATGCTTCTTCTACCCCATCAGGTACTTTCACTGAAACCTATTACAGGTGCGAAACAAATTATTTTTTGGCAACTGAAGTAGTTTTAGGAGCTCCGACAAGTGCAAGAAACACTAAAAGATATTCATTCATTCTTTTCTTAAAATCAAGCTTAGAATCAAATCAGCAAGCAGAAATTACCCAACCGATTATTGATTTACAAACAGCTTTAGGTAGAGCATAAACACAGATGAACGATTCTATATCTAATTAAAATAGACACAATGAAAAAACACGCATTCACGTCAGTCAATCCGATTCAGCCCAATCTTCCACAATTTTTTGAAAGACTGGATAGAAAATGGGTTCAGTATGGTGACGATAACCTATACCCACAATTTGTTGCTAGCCTTTTCTACAAATCAGCTATCAACCGAACTGCAATTCAATCTAAGATTGATGCTACTATCGGAGAAGGTCTAATGACCGTAAACGATACTCAATCCTATGCTCTTAAGAGAGCAAATCCAACTGAATCTTGGAATGATGTTTTTGAAAAATGTGTTCAAGACTATATCACCTTTGGAGGTTTTGCAGTCAATGTAATTTGGAATCAAGCTGCAGACGGAATCGCAGAACTTTATCATGTTGACTTTACCAAACTTAGATCTGGAATAATCGATGGAGAAACCGATAGAGTTACCAAATATTTCTATTCTGGTAACTGGGGAGAATGGAGAAAATTCAAACCTATCGAATATCATTGTTATGACCCAGCTAAGGCACAAGAATTTCCAAGTCAGATCATGTATTTCTTTGATTATGAACCAGGTAATCTTTTCTATCCACTTCCTTCTTATGCTGGATCTCTTAATGATATCCAAATTGATATTGAGGTAAGTAAATTCCACATCTCAAACTTGGCTAACTCTTTGAATCCTTCACTTTTCATTGGACTTAATAATGGAATTCCTGAACCAGAAGAAAGAGAAGAAATCTACGATGAGTTGATGATGGCTTACAGAGGATCTGAAAATGCTGGTAAAGCTTTTATAGCTTTTTCACAAGACAGAGAACATGCTCCAGATATTATTCCAATTCAGTCTGCAAATGATACTTATTACACAACATTGGAATCTCGTATCACAACCAGAATCCTAACTGGACACCGTATCACAAGTCCTTTACTTCTTGGACTTTACCATGAAGGAGCAGGAAGTGGATTCTCATCTAATGCAAACGAAATCGAAGTAAGTTACAATCACTTCTTGACTAATTGTATCAAACCGATACAGAAGTCAATGTTAAAGGCTTTCAATGGATTGTTCTCTTACTATGGATATGACAGCGATCTCTACATTATACCAAACAAAATTGTTGATATTCCACAAGTATCAACAGCAATAGAATAAAACGAAGAAAATGGCATTTAACTCATATAACGTCTTGATGATCAGCGAAGAAAAGCTAAAGAGCTTTACTTCAATTCATCAGTCAGTATCACCAGATGATCTTGTACCTTACATCCTACAGAGCCAGGACTTGTATCTACAAAACTATCTTGGAGCTACTTACTATCAACAGTTACAACAACAAATTGTAACTCAAACAGTTACTGCTGCAAACAGATATCTTTTGGATAATTACATCTCAACGATGCTGTGTAACTTTGCCATGTATCATGCCATTCCGTTTCTAACTTTTAAAATCTTCAATAAGAGCATTATGGCTCCAAACGGAGAAACTGCATCAGCAATTGGAACAGATGAGATCAAGTTTTTACAAAATGAAGTTAGATCAGTAGCAGAAAGTTATACCAAATTGATGCAGGTCTACTTACAGAATAATCCTAACGACTATCCTGCATGGACTTCACCTAATCCACTCGATGGATTTACGCCTGATAGAAAAACTCCTTACTTTGGAGGTCTTCAGACAAATTCTAAATGGTTCAATTACAAGAAATATCGTAACTATCCTTATGGAATGGGAGAAAGAGGTCCTTGGAGAGGTGGTAATGGATGGAATGATTCAGACCAATGTTACGGATGCGGAGATTGGCCAGCTAACTAATCAGATCTAACTAATCAGATATGGAAAAGAAAAAAGAAAATAAACTCGCGAAGGAGTATGTTAAAACTCTGAAAAATGCGATACTGCTTAAGACTTATCTTAAAAAGATAGAGAAGGAGGTGAAAAATGTTTAAGCCAGGTCAATCAGGAAATCCAAATGGAAGACCTAAAGGTCAAGTTAATAACTCAACAGAGCGTATTAAAGAAGCTTACACTGATCTACTTGAAGGTAACCTTCCTAATATACAGAATTGGTTAAATATGGTAGCAGCAGAAGATCCTGCAAAAGCACTAGACTTTCTTATGAAACTTAGTCCTTTTGTGGTTCCTAAGAAGCAACAAAATGATATCACGTTTGATTCACCAATTCAA